AAATTTGGATAAAACTTGGGATTTGTCGTTTACAGTAGAAAACATTGTCTATTTTGGCTTACTTGTTATAGGTGGCTTGTTGGATGCGCTTGAAAATCCACTTGGCGCATGGGACTGCCACGGCATTCCCAAGCATTCTATATTTTGCGTTATCAGACAGGTCTAAGTTATTGAGCCAATCGTCCGGGAATCCCTGCAATCTACTACATTCCAGTGGGGTCAGGCGGCGTACTCCAGGTTGTTGTACGATGTGCATATTGGCCTCCATGCTAGGATCGCTATTGTTATATGGATTGCTTCTGATGGGCTGAGACACAGCCGGAACTTGATTGGCTTGCAAGGCGCTTGTATGTGTTTGGGATATATTGAGACGGACATCTCCCCCGGATTGCCGATCCATGACGAGGATCGGGTTTAGATAGTTCAGGCTGTAAGACCCGTTTTCCTTGCTTTGTAGCGTTCCACTAATGCCATTGGGTTGTTCGCGTATGTTCCGAACGTCAATAGCAATCGCGTCAACTGCTCCTGCGCGCAGTTGGGCATAGTCCCCGCTTCGGACGATAGATTGCCTTGACTTTCCGCGAAAAGACTTATCATTTCCCCCGTCGCCTACTTGCCAATCAAATGCCGTTATGAATGTCTGTTGGGATTCGTCTCCGCGATTTGTTGTAGTGCTATTCGCAAGTGGTCGGGCAACACTTTGCCTCTGTTTTCTGATCTTCTCAGGATTCCACGACACGCCTTCGGACTCAAAAAGTATTTGTGCGGCACGCTCGGCTCTAAAATCTGCGACAAGGAACACACGTCTTCTTCGTTGCGCCACTCCAAAATATTGTGCGTCAAGAACAGTCCATGCGATGTCACGCGCCCCGATGTCCCGAAACGAGGCGAGGACTGAAGCAAAATCTCGTCCAGCGTTAGAGGAAAGAGCGCCTGGTACGTTTTCCCAAACTGCAAAAGTTGGTTTGAGTTCATAGCAGATTCGGATGGCTTCATAGAACAGATTGCTCCTAGCCCCCTTGAGGCCGGTGCGCTTTCCGGCGACCGACATATCTTGGCATGGGCTTCCGAAAGATATGATGTCTACAGGAGGCAGATTATGTGCTCCGCATTTCATAACATCTTCCGGGATAATAATGTTGGGATAATGACGCTTTAGGACTTTACGACATGCTACGTCAATTTCAACAGCCCACAGAGTCTTTATATCGGCTTGTTGCGCTCCCAGCCCAAATCCTGATATGCCAGCGAAGAGCTCGCCGTGAGTCAAGTGTTCTGATTTGCTCATTATTTGGTTGATTTTCAGAATGGGAGTCATGGTGGTTAGTTCCTTCCGATTCTTGTCTACGTGAGATTGGGCATAGCCAGTTGCACCTTTGCGATGCGCTCGCGGGTTAACTCTATATAATCCGGGTTCAATTCTATTCCGATAGCAGAACGTCCATACTGGAGGGCTACGGCAATGGTTGTTCCGCTTCCAGAGAATGGATCAAGGACAATACACTTGCCAATGCCGGTATTGTTGAGACAATCGCAGGTGGGTTGCCAACCGACTGTTTGGTAGTAGATGCCCTCTCGCCATTCGCTACGATTTTGGGTATTACCCTCAACCGAATCACAGGAAAGTCCCCATCCATTGATGTGATTGGCAGAATGGATTTTCCCGGTGGCATGTTTCTCAATCATTCTTTTCCACGGTGAACCGCAATGTTCGCAGGCGTGTGGGGATGCACCTGCGAGTATGCACGGTTCTATGAGTTTAGGGGGGAATGTTGCGAAGTGTGAAGAGCTGTATTTTGGGGTAGCGACTGTCCAAACGCTTCTTTTGTTTCTTGATCCTGAATATTGAATATCCTCTCGATCTTCGCGGTGCGAGGCGGGTTTTCCTGGCACAACTGACTGACTGCGCTTGTTTCCACTGCGCCTGAATGAGTTGGCGTTTTGTCTTGGCTTGTTCAGGGTGTGAGGTTTTTGTCCAGGAGCGCCATCAATATTCTTGTGGTGATCTGAAATGCCACGTTGTAGACACTTAATGCTCTCAATAGATTGTATTTCCCGGATAGCCACATGGTCATAGTAATACTTGGGCGATTTAGCAAACAAGAATATGTGTTCGTGCGCCTTTGTTGGCCGATCTGTGACACTTTCAGGCAGGATGTTGGGCTTGTTCCAGATTATATCTGAACGCAACCACCAACCATCAGCCTGCAATGCAAATGCGACTCGCCACGGAATACCTATCAGGTTTTTGGGTTTCAGCCCAGCTCGTCGTAAATTATCAAACTGTGGGCGGGCATTCATGTTGAACCCATTTGTCCATCCATTGGTATCGGCGCTACTAGGACGTGACTCTTCTCTAGCTTTCTGGTCTCCCCAGTGTCCACCAGCATAGGTATCACCCATGACAAGCCAGAGTGTACCATCATCGCGCAGGATGCGCCATATCTCCCGGAAAATTGACGCTATGCGGCATACATAACATGCGCCACATGGATTTCCGGTTGCCCACCCTAAGCAATCTGGGGATGATTCAAGCCCAAGTTGATGGTCAACATTAGTTGCACCACATTTGTTACACACACCGGCATATTGATAATTCAGTGTCCCACCGCTTGTGAGTTGTTTAGAAGATGTCTCTGGATTTCGTCCACCACGTGGAGAGGCCAGGTGATTGCATTGTGGATCGCCGCCTATCCATTTTGCGGTATGATAGTCACGAAGTGCGAAATAAGGGGGTGAGGTGACAACCGATTGGACGCTATTGGCTGAAAGCGTTTTCAGTATTTCTAAGCAATCGCCATTGTAGAGTTTATAGCCCTCGTCCTCAATCATCTCATCACGGCCTTGAGTGCTGACTTGCAAATTGCTAGAGACGCTTTGTAGCTATCCATGCTATGCAGAGGCGCAATAAACTCAAGTTCGTTATTGAAAAAGTCTGTATCAGACTTATCTTCCAAAAAGCACATTCTCTCAGCGACTTCCCATGCTTGGCTAATGTAACGACTATATTGCGGAATCTCAGAAGAATGTGCGCCATCTTCAGTAATAGCGATGGCCCGGAATGGGCCTCCGGGTAGATCATCACCAAAGACGTGATCTTTCAGAGTCCAACCCATCACATGACTAGCAATAAGTTTATCCAGTTCTTGTCCTGGCAGGAGGGCATCAATCTGTTGGGGTGATAGTTTTACACAATTTTTCATGCGTCCTCCAAGACAATGCGATAGGTCTTTATCACGCCTGACTCTTTGAGGGTATACGTCAATGGCGTGCCATCAGTTCTGAGCAATTCGCCAGTTTCAGGCATAGCCACAAACTCCACAACTGAACAGTATTTATCATCCGAGTGGTAGAGTAAGAATCCGCTTCCGACAGGTTGGCGCTTTATTCTCTCTATTTGAGTTGTGGTTGGTCTAAGTGGTCTGAGGCGTGTCGTGGCTCATAATCCCCCACTCTAGCGTTACTATGCCGGTGAATTGGTGTGGCCCATCGTGTCCGGCGGGCAGTTGGCACAGTATGTTTATCTGAACGTTGTATGGGGATGCACAACGGTCAGCTATGAACCCATTGCCTATTTCTTGCAGAGTCGAAAGTTTATCGTCCAAGGGTCTTCATTTCCTTGAATGGCAATGCTTCATTTTTGCGTGGTTTATATTCACGAATGTCTATATTTCTCCAGAGATGCCTATTGAAATATCTGGCAAAGTCTCTGAGGAGCGAAGGCGTCCAGTCATGATTGATTTTGAATTGGTCTCTTCGCAAGGCATTGAGAGGCATGTAGGGTTGGCAGTAAGGCTCACCGCCCCATTCTATTATCCGCTGTGTGCGATAATAGCACACTTCCATTGGCTCGTTGCCAATGAGACAATAGATCTGTTTCTTCGTAGCTGATATATCCTTCAGGATGTGCATCATTCTTTTGACTTGTTCTTCTTCGGATATGGTATCTAAAGCAAAGCGCCACGGCCCACGAAGGATTTTTTTCCACCGATGATATGTCCCATCGTCAAATGAACGCGGCTCAAACCCGCTGTTGGCGTCTATCAAGGTGGTATTTGTTTCTCGGTAGCGATTGATAATGTGTTCCTGGAAATCCACGGGGAGGTCGCTCAAGTTATTATCGCACAGGATCGGCGGCGCTGGAACAAAATCCCAGTCCAATTTGTATTCAGTTCCCTCCAGAAGAGGGACGATGCAGAAATAACAACCTACTGAGCAGCCTCGACTCGCAAAACCCATACGATAATTGCCACGTTGATACTCAAAGCGTTGATCTAGCCCTCGGTGTGCCTTTAATCCGGTTTGTTTCTCCCACCAATTTCCGAGAGCGAATAACCCCGGCCCGCCGGCCCATACTTCTGATTGTTCCTTGATGCGATTAGCTATCTCTGCTGCGATTGTGGCATTCCACGAGAAGATGACAGAGAGACACACTAGATCGGATTGTGGCAAAAACATCCCCGGATCGCCCTCAAAGAAATGGACGGTGTATCCATTTTCTCGGAGATAGTTTCTTAATTTATGTGCTCCCAGATTATAATACCCGTGCGATACATTGACGATTGTGGCAATCAAGGCACGGCTCTTTCTGGAATGCCCAAGCGTGGCTTGCGAGGCAATGGCTTGTCAATGCCGACAGTGCCCCATTTACGAAATAATATTGGCTCCCACCCGTTTTTTAGTAAATCAGCCAATGGTCTGGAGGACAGAAGAGGCCCATCGTATTTCAGCAGTTTGCCACAATAGGCGCAGTATTCCAGGTCTTTACCCATGAATTCCGTGTGGCACTTCGCGCAAGTATACATGGTGTTTATCCTTATCCTGAAAGAAATTGGCGATGATACATGACGATGCTGCCCGCCAAATTATGTGCTAGGGAGAAGATAGGCCCGTATACCCCGTGGAAGATATAGAGCTTTAGAGTCGTGATTGTTTTGCTTTCTTCTTTTCTTTCTTCACCTGACTATTCTTCACAGCCCGCGCTAGTGAAATTTCACGACCTCGCTCTGGCAGGTCATCATCGCAATTCGGGTTGCGCTTTGCCACTCCCACGGAAATCACTCGTTTGTTGTTGAGTAGCAAGCATATTGTGAAATTGCCGTCTTGGTAGAAAACTGATTTATTTCTCTCAATTGCCTTTTCGACTTGCTCGTGCAACTTGGCATTCATGGTCTTTCCTTTCTGTTTCATCTATTTTACCGAATATTACTGGGTGTGGCAATATGTAGTGTTATTTTGGCGCGGACAAGGTAATTGATCCTTCAATCTGATCCCCGTATACATCCCATCTCGGACGGTGATAACGAGCGAATAACTCAAGGTAATTCATGTTGGGATATAGACGCTCTATTTTAGCGTATTGCTCATCTGGCTTGCGGGAATGGTCGCGGATAGATGACATGATAAGTGCTTGAACATTGTGGGTTGCCACAGGCATTGTTCCGCGAACAGCCAAGAGAGAAGGTTCAGTATTGGAGCGCGTATAGTAACCCATACCGATATGAGTTCCCATACTGTTCTCGTTGAGTTTAACCCATACCCAAGCCACAGTCCTATAGGTAAATCCCCACGCAGTTATGACGGTGAAGGCATCTTTAAGATTGGGCCATGTAGCCCATAAAAACAAAGTACAGTTCTCCGTGATAACATTTGCAATGGGCATGGCGCAAATGTCTTCAACGGACATGAGGTTATATTTGTGGCTGGCATGGCGATCTGACTTCTCTGCATTCCACACGGAAAATGTCCACGGTGGGTCTGCTAGAATTACATCATAAAGTTTAGTCATGCCTTTTTGCCACAATCTTCTGGGGGTATGTAATCTCGTAGAAATTCATCATCGGCCCGACTAGCTACAATGCACAAAGACATGATGAGCAGAATGGATATTGTGGCAAAAAGGATGCAGATTGAGGAGACAATTGCGATTGTCATTCTATTTCTCTGGGATGTGTTCCTTGAACCATGCTTCAACTTCGGCATATGGAATGACTGCCCCCGCTTGGTCAACGCCAGCAATGAACTTGAACTTGAATGCTTGGTGAAGTTCGAAGGTTCTTCGCCAACAATCACCCCGCCAGCACTTCTCGCGTTCTCCTTGATAGCCAAGACGATTTAGCATCATTTCGCAGATGTTCAGAGCCAAGTCGGCCGGGCCACTACCGGCATAGCCAAACTCAAATCCAGTGGGGGAGTGATGTGTTACGAGGTGGGGGATATTGGTGAGGACATTGCCTTGTAGATCACGTTGCAGGATGATCCCGTCCTCAATCAAATTGAACAGGGTCAAGTCGGTATAGGTTTCGTTGTCTGCGCTCATGCTCGTTTTTCCTTTGTGTGAACAGATAGGCCCCATTGACTTTGAGATGCTGACGGGGTTGGTGAGCAACCTGTGGCATCTATTGCAATGCGTTGGGGCCAAACTGAAGAATGCGGTTTGCATGGTTGACGACTCCTTTCAAGAGTAATCATATTATTCTAAGTCTCAATTATCTGGTAGAGACTAACCCAGGCACGGGCCGGGCTTGAGTACCGGCTACCACGTGTTACTCGCAAGCGCACGCAAGGTCGGCGCTGCGCCAGTGGCAGGAACTTCAGCCTTGCGAAGTGGCCGTGTGTCCGTCCACACCGCCGTGCTTTCGATTGTTAATGACAAGCAGTTGTGGAGGCCAGGTCGCTAGACTGTATGCTGACCGACATCATTCGCAGTCGGGACATTGGTATTTCCCTGGCCTTACAATTTCAAGTCTGTGTCCACATTCTAAACAGCAAGCCATATCTTCAGGACAGTAAAAGTTAATCCTAGCATGTTCACCATATAACTCTTGAGCTTTTTTATCAAATGCCAGGGCGGCTGGCAAAGAGGCGTCGTAAGTTCCCAGGGATACAAGAACTTTGCCCACCTTTATTCTGGCCCGGTATTTCTTTCCATCACGTATCACACCTCTAAGACCGAGGTTATTTCTGTAATGTCTATTCTGACTATTTACAGAAGCAGAAACCGATCTCAAGTTTTCCTTTCTGTTATCAAGTGTGTTGCCATTGATGTGATCTGTCTGTAAACCATCTGGCGTTCTATTTATTTCCCTGTGCATCCAGATAATAGTTGTATTTACAAAACGGGCGGCATACCCTTTTTGAGAACTGAGGCCAGTACAGTGATAGTGCCACTCAAATGGCGATAACCAATCATAATCTTCATCGTCAACAAGCGCCATTCTGCTCCTGGTAAGAGGTATTGTTCTCACGCAAACAATTACTCCATAACTGGCGGTTGCGGGTGGGCCGAGCCTTGCGCGGGAACTATTTGTTCTCTGTCTGCTGGGGTCAACAAGGTTTGCACGCCCGCAACATGTAATCATTTTACGCCTTTTCCGAAGAAAGGCAATAGGAAATAGGTACTAGAATTTCTGTGCTTGACAGAATTTTCAAACTGACATAAAATGCTCAGTAGAGTGTACACGGATTGTACACAGAAAGGCATAGCATGTCAAGACAGGGAAAGCAAATACATTTTTGGGTGGACGAAACAACTTTTTATAGACTCAAAGAGCTATCTAAAGTGGTCGGAAAGACAATGACTGAGATCATGAATATCCTTATCCGCCGAACGACATCCAAAGACTTGAAGGAGAAATAAAATGAAACGTAGCTTTGGAAGCATGATTCTTCTGTACGGCATGGGTTTGCTTCTATTGGCCTTCACCAGTTACCGAACTATTTCCTTGGTGGCGGCCACGCTACCTGCTGAGGCACAGATACTCTCGGTTGTGGCAGTCGTGGCCTTTGACTTGGGCATCGTCGCCTGGGCCTACTACTTTGGGCATGGGGCGAAGTCCAATGAGCAAGTCACTATTTCCGGCGTCATGGTCACAATGGATTTCGTCGGTATGGCAATTCTGTTCATTGCCCACACACTAATCAACCAACATTTCTATGCACCGTCTTCCAATATGCTGATTGCAATGGGAACCACTGCTGTTTGGACGCTAGTTATTGGCACATTGGGAAATGTAGCGGGTCTGTTGGCTTGCCACTTGCTTGACCCAGACGAGATTATGCGCCGAGCGCAACGGGATGCCGAAGCCGAGATTGACCACGAGGCGGTTGAGATCGTGCGCCGACAGTCTAAGCAATTGGCAAGTCGGGTTGCCCCTAGTATTGCACAAGAAGCTCTGGAAAAGGCGCGGGCCGGGCGCGCCTCTAACATTGGTCTACCGAGAACACATGTTGAAATGGCATTTCCCAAGGATGTTGCCACTCTCCAAGCGCCTCCCATTGGACGACAATCCCAGGTGGCCGATGAGACACTGGAGGATGTTTCGACTCTGCGTATGCCACCCGTATCTGCCCAAGCCGTTGTGTCCAATGTGGTGAGGGGCAAACCCGGTAGACCGCCCAAGCATCAACCAGTTGAATTCTCTGGCGATGGACATGGCGAAGGTGGCCCTGACCCAAAATCTCAAATGCCTTGACTCTGGCGCAGGCAATTGGTAAGATAGGAGAAAGCGATTGGAGAGTCGAGGTCAATGGCAGATATTATCACTGGCGACGTGGAAGCGGGAAATCAAGAGTCTATCGGCCTGGAGGCAAGTTCTGGGAACTCCCCGAGGGCCGAAGAAACAAGTACAGCCAAAACCGGATTAGTAAGAGACGCACGAAGAATCGCAAAGAAGCAATCCAAGTCGGGCCAAGAGAGAAAACTGACTCTGGAAGTGGAGCAGAATATCTCCCTGGAAATTCTTGGGCAGACGCTCAAAGAATGTCTTCGTAACAGTCTGCGAATTTCGTTCATTGACTTGCGGCCAACGCGCAAGGCCATCGGGATCGTCGTAGACAATGCCTATCGGTGTAAACAATGCGGGTTCTTCAAAACAGGCGACCTGCCCGATGGGGGAGTCTGTAGCCAGTGCCGCAATCCCGACAAAGCGCCTGAATAACTGTGGTTGCGCCAGTCCATGTGGCGCATTGATAAACACAATCATTTGTCATCCCGAAATAATCTACACGATGGCAAGCAGTGCATCAAGGCCGAAATATGGACGTAGCAGCGAATTCTAACTAAGGAAATTGCTGTACTCGACAGTATGGAACTGGACGGAATAATCCCAAGATGGGGTTGGGATATAATTGGGGAAAAGATTTGGGATATAATCCCGCAACTCTGTTGTAAATTACAAACGCCACCTCGCTTAGGTGGCGTTAACATTTTCTGCTGGGGATACTTTCTTTCAGACTTCTACAACGTAGCCAGCCTCGAGCGTCCCTAGACATTCCCAATTTGGACAAATCATGCGAGAGGATGAAATAGTATAACTACCGTCTTCTTCTGGCGCATCCCAAAACTTCCTGAATTCAGATGATTGGGCAAAGTCCATGATTTCTTTCGTTCCAATCAAGGCAGATAATTTTCTCTGGGCAAAATCCTGTAGCGGTATTGCCCTGTAGGTCTCCTGACCCACGAACTCTATTCTGTAGGCTTTCAAGCATGATCGGCAGATCATCAATTGTTTCATGGGGACTTCTCAGTTTGAGGAATTTCAAGGAAGTCAGCACGTTCATTCAAGAGCCTCGCCAACTCTGCGAGTCCGATTTTGGACTCTTTCTTGTCTGCCAAGCATCGGTTAGCAAGCTTACGCAACCAAACCGCCTCGGCTTTCCAGTTACGGCGCTTCCTAACCATGGAAGATGCGGTAGAGAAGATAGTCAACCATCTCCAAGAACTTCTTCGGCCCTAGCGCAATAAAAACAATGATCCAGACTGCTACAAATCCGATGACGAGTCCGGTGGTGAATATGAGTGGCAGTGGCATTAGTTTTTCCTTTTGTATCCTCTAATTCTTTGAATGTTCCAATTCCGGTGTAGTGACCTTGACTGTGAAACGCAAGTCGTGGTTGTATTTCTTTAGCCACGCTTGCGGCTGCTTGTCTTTTTGTCTTTCCAGTATCCGGTAGTATTCATCGCTTGACTGCTCAACCCAGTGTCCCTCTAACCATTCCCAAGCCGACATCGTTTGAGATGACTCCTTTACTTGATTTGGTGTACACATTCTAGCAGAATTGGCGGGGATGTCAAGTTAGAGTTAAACCATCGGCTCGGTGCTTGAGAAAGAGCACCGAGCCTAGAGAGGATACTTGCCAACTTCCGCCACAGAGGGTTGCGGACAGTCCGGTTGACGCGGACGGAGGATATTCACTTTATACACCCAAACCAAGTCAGTGTCAAGTAGCAATGCGTGTTTCATTAAATGCGATTGACATAAACCGAAAATTGTCATAAGATATGAGCAACCTTATCTCACGGAGAAGAAAAATGACGCCTGAATTAGTTGCAACCAGTGTTGGCTTTGCCATATCCATTCTGTTGGAGAAATTCCCCAAGTTCAATGACTGGTGGAAGAAGTTGCCCTATCAGTTAGAAACAATGTTCGTTGTATTTCTGATCGCTCCCTTTGCGTTGTATGCTCTTGCCTGCAATGGTCTTGACTTTGTTCAAGTAGCTTGCCCTACCGGAGCATGGAACACAGTCGGGTTTTACTACGAGGGTCTTAAGGTTGGACTTCTTGGTTTTATTGGCTCTCAAATCGGTTGGGTGACGGTTGCTCGGCCATTGCGCAAAGCGAAGGCGTAGGATTTCAACCGTTATAAGTTGAGCATTGCGGTGTGGCGAGACACATGGCGAGACGACCACCATTCTGATAGAGAATCTATCGGCGCGAGGTGGTGCGAAACAGCAGTCGGTTGAACTCCGGCCAATGCTTGATTCATCGATGGCGATATGCGTTACGGTGAAAGTCCTCTATTAGACGATGAAGTAAAAATCAAGATCATCGAGGCTATCCGCCGTGGCAATCATATGTCCACAGCAGCCATGGCCGCCGGCATAAGTCCACAAGTCCTGAATGGATGGATCGCACAGGGAGAGGGAAGGAGAGGGCGTCCCACACCGGAACTTATTGAATTTTCCAAGCTACTCAGGCAAGCGGAGGCCGAGGCTGAAGTAGAAATCGTCAAAACAATCCGGGACAACCTCGGCGATGATCCTGCCAGTGCTTTGCGCTTTCTAGCTCGGCGCTTTCCTAAACGTTGGGGTGAAAAGAAGAATGTCAACGTCAACTGGCGTGTGTTAGCCGTCAGAATGCTTCGTTCTGGCGAAATCACGCCTCAGGTGCTAGAGGCCGAGTTTGGCAAGAAGTTGGCGACCGAGGTCTTAGCAGAATTAGAAGCACCACAGAAAGAAGGTGAAGAAGTCATAGACGCAGAGGTTGACGAATCGGTAGATGCTGTCTGACATCCAGAATTCTTTTTTGCTTGAACGCCTTCAGAAGGCCCGCGCCCGCACCAAAATGCAGAAGGTCTTCTGGCCTGATCGTCATCTTGTAGGCAGAGATGGACAGCCTGTGCCTTTCCATGAGGCGCAGGCTATTGCTTACGACAGTCCGCGCCGAACAGTTGCCGTCATCGGAGGGAGTCAAGTAGGCAAGACAACATTCTCTCCCTGGTGGTTACGGCAAGAGATAATCAAACATGGGAGCGGAGACTATTTAGCGGTTACATCCAGTTATGACCTTTTCAGGTTGCGTTTCTTGCCCTCTTTGCTGAATGTGTACGAGAGCATATTGAAGATCGGCAGGTTTTGGGCTGGCGACAAGATTCTTGAATTGGCAGACCCACTGACTGGGCGATTTCTGGCTGTGCGTTCTACAGACCCCATGTGGGCCAGAATAATCCTGAGATCAGCACAATCGCTAAGCGGACTGGAAAGTGCAACTGCCAAAGGCGCGATATTGGACGAGGCTGGACAAGAAGAATTTCCAATAGAGGCTTATAGAGCTATTCAGCGTCGGTTAGCACTCAACCGAGGTCGCCAACTCCTCACTACCACTCTCTATAACATCGGCTGGATCAAATCTGAGATACTAGATAAAGCCCTTATAGGGGGAACGGTGGTATCCTTCGAAACACCTCGGGGTGCAGAAGTGGAACATATTGACAACGCGAAGACCGATATTACTGTGATCCACGCAGATAGCATTGTCAACCCGGAATTCTCGACAGACGAATATGAGAACGCCAGAAGCACACTACCACCCGACGTGTTCTCTATGTTCTACCGAGGGCGCTTCAGCCGCCCACGCCATATGGTCTACGACTGCTTTGACGAGTCGGTTCATTGTCTTCCACGCTTCACTATACCCAATGAGTGGAGACGGAGTTGTGGCTTGGACTTTGGGGCTTTGCATACTGTAGCTGTGTTCTGTGCCGAAGAACCTGAAACGGGCAATCTGTATTTTTACAAGGAATACGAGGGCAGGAACAAGACGGCCAAGAAGCACGTAGAGGATATGCTGAGAGATGAACGCGAAAGGCCGATGACCTACGGTGGGGCGAATGCCGAGGGCCAATGGCGACAAGAATTCAGGGACGGCGGGCTATCTGTCAGGATTCCAAGAGTGACCGACTATTGGGTGGGCATCAACAAATGTTATGGGGTTATAAGCCACCGACAGATATTCATCTTCGACGATCTCGAAAAACTAAAGTCTGACATTCTCTCTATCCATCGAAAGACAGACGCGCTTGGAAATCCAACCGACGAGATTTCCCAGAAAAACATCTGGCACTATGCAGATGCTTTCCGGTACGTTGTTTCGTCGGTGAAGAAAGATAGGCATGTGACTGTGGCCGTAGCGTAGTGTGAGGCAATTATGATTACGACTAATCAGAAAACGGGTTTCGTCCGAGGCGCGATTACGTCGGTGATTGACCTCTATGCCCATGCACGTAGGGAGTGGCTGAAGGCTAACGTGGACGTAGAGGATAGAAGCCTCATCTACAATTTCCTCGGCAATCCATCCGATTCAATGCAGAACTGGAACGATGCCGAGAAACGACGTATCGCTATGGCGACCTCCTGGATTTACTCGGACATCCGGTTGATCGCCCAAGAATTCAGCGCGGGGAAGTTTGAGGTGCAACAGCGAGATGGGGAACAGGTCGTCCCCGTCACTAATCATCCATTTGAGTTGCTTTTACGCAAACCCAATGAGTATATTGACCTGACGTTCTTATGGCAATATACCATCATGTGGATGCAACTGCGCGGAAATGGGTATTGGTTCCTGGCCCCAGAGACGGGGAATCCAGACTCTATTGTGGAAATATGGCCGATAGCGTCTGACCGCCTGGCCCCAGTTCCAGACCCGCTCAAACTCATCAAAGCCTATGCCTATCGGACTAACCAAGGCGGGTTGAAGCCGATTGATCCGCGCTATATCGTCCATTTCCGTTACCCTAATCCATTCAGTCTTATAGATGGACTGCCACCCCTCAGCGCGGCTCTCCTGCCGATGGAAACCGAAGTCGGAACTGGGACTTTCCAGAAGGACACCTATGTATCTGGGAGAGGTGTCCCCCATTCTGTCATCATGCTCAACGAAGATATGAATGACCGCGACTTTGCAGCGACCTCGGCCATGATCCGGGAGGATTTTGAGAAAGAACGTAAGATCATCATTGCACGTGGCAACGACCTGAAGGTTGCCACAGTCGGACTCTCTCAGCGTGAAATGAATTTGGTAGGGCAACGCTCTTTCACACGTGACGAGCTTGATACCGTTTTCCTCGGAGTGGCTTTGCACAAGGACGGGGCGGGTGAGGGGGAATTGCGGCAACTGGACAAGATGTTCAAGGAGAAGACTATCCACCCTCTCCACGAGCTTATCGCAGGGCAGATCACCGTCCAAGCTCTACATCGCTACTATGGCGAGGAGTTCTTGGCTACCTTTGAGGACATCCGAACCCAAGACCGCGCCCTGAACGTCCAGGAGCGAAATGTCTACTGGAGAGTCAAGAAACTCAATGAGGCGCGTAAGGATTTAGGGCTTCCCCAATATGAGGACGCCGATATTGGAGAGTTGCTTGTTCCGCTCGCAACTGATCCGGCTTACGTGGCGATGCTTATGGGTCTTTCGCGCACGGGCGCAACTCCAGACACGGGGAAACCTGACAGCCAGAGGCGTCCTGCTGAGGCGGTGGGGTCTCTGAGTCAAGCCGATGCCCCGGTCAATGTGTTGACCGACACGGCCAGCGGGGTAAAAGAGGCTATCCGGGTAGAGATGGGGCGGTGGAAGAAGGTAGCCTTGCACAACGTCAAATCTGGCAAGAATCCAGGTCTCTATCCCTTCATCTCCGACATCATTCCCCGGAAGCAGTATCTTACCGTCCGGGGACAACTCCTTGAAAGTCACACAGAAGAGTCGGTCAAGGGAGTCTTTGATCTGGTGAGCCGTGAGGCAAACCTAAATCTCAAGGCCGATGCGCGGGGAGGCGGGCGAGGGAGACGCACGAAAGAGATTGTTGCCGTGAATGCCTACCAGACTCTACTGGAGGACGATTACAGTGAGTGGGCCGACACCTTCTCTGACGATCTCTCTCAGGCCGAGAATGACGAAAGTCGCAAGGCGGTTATCATCGCGGCATTGGCGATATTGCTCCTTCTGTTGCAAAACAATGGACGCAAGAACATCCCCGAGGCTATGTTTCTAGCCATTGGGAAAGAGCCACCCACGACCGAGATGCTACAGATGATGGTGGATAGGGTGGCCGAGAATGATCGTTATCTGGCCGAAAGCCTGATACCTGACTTGCAAGCCAAGATTGAGAGGGCATTAGCCGATGCCGATATTCAACTCGCGTTCCAGATGGGAATCGAGGCGGGGCGAGACGCCATCCGCGCTATTTTGCAAACCGTTGAGGTTCGGATTGCCATGTACGCAGGCGCATGGTGGAAGGTTTTCCAAATGGCAACCGGGATGCTGTCTGACGTTCACCAGAAAGCGTACCGTTGGAATCTCGATCCACTTGTGAAGGATCACTGTCAAGACTGCCTTGATTGGGGCGATAGAACCTACGACTCTTTTGCGGTGATGCTGCAAACCACGGGAGGGCGGGGGCCGGGGTGGGGCAACAAATGTGGTGGCAATGATCGTTGCTCTGGTGAAGAGATTGACAGCGACTCATAATTTAGTGTAAAATCAGACAATCAGAATGATTGACATCAAGGTTATAGGCGCAGACGAAATAGCCCAAAAGTTCACGTTGGGGGGGGCGGGCACGTGGTCACTCTTGGGCGATGCGATGGAGTCGAGCCTCAAATATGTCCATAATGATGCCTCAATCTATCCACCTGAAACAGAAGCGAACCAACCTCCCCCTCCCTATTACGTCCGAGGTGTAGGCACTCAAACTAAAACCGGCAATCTGGGCGAGAGCCAACAACTCGGTTCACGTTGGAGTGAGACAACTGAATTGAAATCCAAGACATTGACAGGGACTCTCTCTAATCCCGTGACTTACGCTTCCCATGTTCACTTGAAGGCCACACAAAGGCCGTTCCATGCAGCACGTGGCTGGCGCACAGTTGAAACCATTACTCAAGAAGCCATTCCCCAGATCATTGGTTTCTTTGAAGACGCCATACGAAAGGTGGTACAGTTTTTATCATGAATGACGCAGAATCAAGATTAGTAGATGCCGTTTGGGAGAAACTAAAGCGAAGCGAGCCAATGTCTGTCCAGGACATTGAGCGGTTCATCGTCGTGATCGAAAACTCCGATCTCCGTATTGACACACCCGATCAGGCGACAGCCGCGACCTTGCAAGTCAAGCTGAGAAGCGTCTTGCAACGGAAGTTCTTTGGGCAACAGGAAAACAAGTAATGTTGGCTACGAGCATAAATCTTGTGAGTGTCATGTCCGCCTCGCCTGTCGCAGATTCTTCTAGCGGCGTGACATGGGTTCCTACTTCCCCCGTGGAAAGCCTGTTTCCAAAAGTGCCGGGATACACCTGGAAGATCATCCCTAGCGCAACCAGTGAAATCCGCTGTGAACATTGCGCCAGAATAGCCTTGAGACTCGTGGGAGATTGCATAGTCATCACCCATCGCCACGATAGCCAACCACACAAAACGGTTGTCTCCATTTCCAGTTTGGGGCTGGCTCGCGTGAGTTGATGCCAGATGATGTGGTCAGTCGCATCAAGTTACTCATATGCCAAGCGTTGATCTTTCTCGGACTTTTCTCCCCTCTATTCTTTGTGATAGGCCAGGAATACGAGCGGTTTGCACATGCCAGTGAAAAGCCAGCGACAGAGGTCGGCAAAGACGAGTTCTTCAGAGGATTATTCTCGATGTGCTTGAATATCTCGATGGCTTCCAGTGACCCGCCTTCCTTTACGGAGGCGGCAACTTTTTGCCAAAATTATGTTCAAGACGCCAACGATGATGGGATGTATGGCCAAGTTACACCGGGTTATACTCCTCCGAGGTGAAAAATGTCGTGGAGAAGCGCAGTTTATTTCGTGTTTGCGCTCATAGTGACCTGTTCTGTCGGTCTATCAGGGTTTTACTTTGGGCTGAGTTCTGTCCCCAATACCTTCATCTCCAATCCGCCCAGCCTTGCTAGAGAGGCGTTGACTGAGATAGATGCTGGGAAACATCACTATGTTACAACTGACATAGAGGCGCAAATCGGAAGAGAGCCAGTTGTCTATAACTCATTTTTTGAGTATCGCGGGTATGCTTTCTTTGATTTCAGGAGCGTTGAAACTGGGTGCTACTTTCTATTGGTTTATCACTGGAATGGTGAAATGTGGGAATTTTCTGACAGGTATGGCTATTTCTGCTGAGGCTGTCAGCCTCCTATAGCCATGAAAAAGACCAAATCATTTTTGGTTGCGGTGGTGTCGGATACTCACGTTGGATCAAAAATAGGACTAGCCCCCCCGCGCATTGATTTTGACGATGGGGATAGTTACGAGGCTTCTCAGATACAGCAAGAGGCTTGGGATTATTGGAAAAAAGACTTCTGGCCTTTTGTCTGGAAGAAAAACAGAGAAACCGTTGTGGTTTTCAATGGCGACCTGATTGATGGCAACCATCATGGAACCAATCAAATCTGGTCTGCCTCCGAGATAGAGCAGATACGAGTCGCGGCAGATTTGTTTGACCCCATTGCGCGCAAAGCGTCTAGCACTTATGTGGTACGCGGGACGCCCGCACATGTGATGGCCTCAGGAATGGCAGATGAGGCAATCGCCAGAAAAATAAGGGCGAATAAATCAAGCCCCGAGGGCAACCGTGTAGCTACCAGCTCCTATCATCTGAAACTCAATGTAGGAGGCGTCAATCTGGATATAGCCCACCATGGCCCTAATCCGGGAAGGCGCATATGGCTCTATGGAAATGAATTGCGTGGGTATTGCCGAACCATAGTCTTGGATGCCTTGGCGCGGAATGCCAAGCCACCAGATGCGATTATCCGTAGTCATGTCCATCACAAAGTACACGAAACTGTCAGGGACTATGGGAACAAATGCGAGGCATTCATTACTCCCGCGTGGCAATGGAAGACGGAGTTTGCTCACCGGATTGTGAGTCATGAGGATATTGCCGACATAGGCGGACTGTTGATTGAGATTGACGGCAGTGAGATTTCAAATGCCTACTTTAGAATACTCCCCATGTCACAAAGCGACTTCATAGAAATAAAATGAGATCAACCAAGAAAGCCAAGACTAACGGCAATGGTCTTAGTCGGGAGTCTGTATTCCAACATCTGATGGAGAATTATGATCTTGGTTATCGCTTAGAACCGATTCTGGAAGATGAATTCACTCCGATTGAATTTAGACAAGCAAAACATTTGCCGGAAACAACTGCTACAAGAATACTTACCCGATGTGTCGAAGGAGGTCTATTGGAATGCCGGTGGGCCTATTCACCGACCTTGCGTCGCAAGGTCAGGGCATACCGATTTGTGTCTCCCAAACAAGGAAGGCCAAGCCAAGAACGACAAAACAAAAGGCAGTGACCGCGATAGAGACACCTTTGATAGGAACTATGAGGGGTGAGGGCGAGATAAGAATTGATTTCGCAAGAAGAACTCCTGAAATGGTGGCAGTCGGCCCCGTTCTCCAAGAAACTCCTTGAGCAGTGGAAACCATCTCCGCTTTCCAGAGAGACGGTTGAAATTGACAGCATTCCAGTAGACACGCTGGAGTTGAGTCTGTGGCGTGGACACTTGGGACTGTCCTATGCCGCAGATAACGGCGACCACACCAAAGAACGCGGGCCATTTCTGGATGCTGTCATGGAGATCATTGACTATGATAGCGTCCTGGAAGTGGGGTGCAACCTGGGGTACAATATTGCGTATCTGGGGAGGGGGAGGAAGTTGGCAGTAGGCGTAGAGCCACTGTATTATCTCCTCGGCTCTAACGAGTTTCACGGGGTGGGGGCAACGGCGTTCGCCTTGCCGTTTGCAGACAACGCCTTTGATCTTGTATTTGTGGCCGGAGTCCTTTGCCATATCGCGCAAGAGAACCTTCCAATCGCTATTTCGGAGTGCGTCCGGGTGTGTAAGAAGAAACTGCTAGTTGTGGATTACTATTCTGAAACTGAAACACCGATGCCATTCCGGGGCACAATGTTCCTGTGGTCACGGGATTTTGTGTCCGAGGTTGCTCGGATACAGCAGACGAATGTGATACAGATGGGGTTGGCGCTGGGATGGTCATCTATGCAGATGTCATACGCCATTTTCGACAAAATTTAGTTGGGGAGGAGCAGATACAGAATAACAAGCGATTTTGTTTCTGTTATTAGACAGTATTGGGGACTTTTCGGGATTGACAAACAAAGGACTTGACAGAAAGTAATAATTGACATAAACTAAACTACAACTGCATACTTTGCGCGACTCTGTTCGCCTCTTGTTGCATCTTTGATGCCTAACAAGGGGCGTTTTGTTTTAACTCGGTGCGGGTCATATATACACATGCCTTGGGAGATAAGAAAGAAAGACAGTGAATTCTGTGTTCATAAGAGGGGGAACGACACACCTCTCAAATGCTATCCCACGCGGGGGAAGGCGGTGGAGTACCTGCAAGCCCTGTATGCCAATGAGGACAATAAGATGGCGGTTGATGTAGAAACTGTCAAAGCTAAGACAAAGAAGATTGGGGCGAATAGCTATCCTGCCAGCGACTTTCTCGTGGTTGAAGACTTGGATATGCCCTCAAAGTGGCATTTGCAAGTCAAGAAACACGGAAAGATGGACGCTGGACTCATGGGAGGCGCTCACGCAGCGTTGATGTCGCCGGGGGGACACCGGGGTAACAAGTACGCAGGCCCGGACAAGGAAGCGGCCATTGCCAAGTTGAAGAAGATGTACAAGCAAGCGGGCATGACGTGGCCCGAAGACAAGAAGAAGGACAGTAGCAAGAAGTCTCTCAATCTCATGGAGCTTGAGAGCAAAGTCCACATAGCGATCAAGGAAAAGCTCATGGAAGCCGGTGGATACAAAGACAGTTGGGATATGCCCTACTGCCCGACCGAGGTCTTCATGGACTTTGCCATCGTGAAGACGGACAACGGCCTCTATCAAGTCCCATACGAAATTGATGCGGAGTCCTATGAAGTCACATTGGGAGAGCCGATCAAGGTCAAGGTTGAGTACGTTCCAGACGACGCCGAACCGGAAGATGACATGGATGCAGACGGCGCATTGGATGAGAAATTCAAGGAGATGGTGAAGAAGTCGTCTGAATTGATGACTATCAAATCCATTGGCCCAGACAGGGTGGGTGGCTACGCGGTGTTGTGGGGAGACGAGTCTCGCAAAGACTTGACGGGCGAATGGTTCACCCCCAAGACTGAGGAACTTACGGCGATCTTTGATGTGGTAGGCAAACTCCCGTTCATGTACCACCACGGCCTAGATGAAACGGTCAAGACGCATGTGAGCGGGGTGGTAGACACGTTGAAACCGGACAGTGTTGGACTGTGGTACGAGGCTCAACTTAAGAAGGCTGACGAATACGACGAGCAAGTAAAGAAGTTGATTGAGGCTAAGAAGCTTAAGACTTCTACCCAGACGTTTCCTCTCGCTCGGCGTGTAAGCGTCAAGGGGGAGATTACCCGGTGGCCGATTGCCGAGATTACCGGCACGCCCACCCCGGCAGAATACCGGATGCAACCGATTGAAACACTGAAGTCGGCATATCAAGCCATCGGCTGTAAGGATGATGACTTTGCGTGCATGTTGAAGAAATACGGCGAGGCGGCAGAAGGCGAAGGCGACAATCAAGGCGCTGAGAAGGCGCGATTGATGCTGGAGCTTGAAGCGGCCCGGCTCTCTTTATTGGAAATCTAACAAGGAGTAATAGACATGAAAGACGAATTGGAGGCCCTGCGCGTATCCATCAAGGCCCTCATTGACGAGACGGACAAGTTGATCTCGGACGGCAAACTTGAAGAGGCGAAAGTCAAACAAGTGGAGATCAAGAAACTGCAAGAGCAGGCCCAAGTGCTGAAGGCACAGGCGGAGGCCAAAGCCGCTGAAGATAAGATGTCTGGCGAACTCAAGGCGCAACAGCTTGAGAAGGAAAATGCCGACCTCAAGGCTAAACTCAAAGACCCGGTGCGCTTGGAAGGTCTGGCGGGCGATATATCTGCGCTTGAAACAGATACCAAGGGCGAAGCGCAAAAAGCCACCTATCAGACTCGCTATGGGACGATTGATGCAGGCGTGAAGGCCGTGCTTTCCGACCTATACGGAAGCGAATTCAACTACAACCAGGCCCGCGATGAGCAAATGAAGGCGTTTGTGAAGTATATCCGGCTGGGCGAGAATCGCTTGACCGCCAAAGAAATCGAGATGCTGACTCCTAAGTGGAACAACATCATCTTGCGCCCGGATGTCATCAAGTCGGAACTGGAAGCGGGACGGAGCGTAGCCGAAATCAAGGCTACGCTGGTAGAAGGCACACTGGACTTGGGCGGGTACACTGTCCCTGAGGACTACCGTGTGAATATTATCTCCCGCTTGGTCGGTAATACCGTGGTACGAAAACGCGCTCGTGTGGTTACGACTACCCGCGATGCGATTGAGTGGCCCAAGTTGGAAGGTGGCAACACCATCTACACCTCAGCGGTGCGCGTGACGTGGGTGCAGGAACAGCCTGCCAGCGCGACAGCGGCTTCAACTAACCCGACCTTCGGTCTGTACCGCATCCCAGTGCATACGGTAATGGCGCGCACGGACTTCTCACGCAACCTCTTGGAAGACTCGGCCTTCAACCTGCAAGAAACCATTGCGGGCCTGTTTGCCGAAGCCATGGCGGTTGACGAGGACAATCAATTCTTGACCGGCACGGGCGGGGGTACGCCTCGCGGTGTGTTGGCTGGACGCTCTGGGGCCGAACAAACACCTGAAACGGGCGTGACTGCGGTGGTTTCCGGGAATGCTTCAGCAGTAACGGCTGATGGGTTGCTTGACTTGGTGTATGCCGTGGCACAGCAATATCGCAATAGCGCGGCCTTCGCCGTGTCCCGCACGACTCAGCGCGATCTTCGCAAACTGAAGGACGGCAACGGGCGCTATATGTGGCAGGATAGCATTCAGCAAGGACAGCCTCCGGCGCTGTTGGGCTATGCGGTTGACGAGTCGGAGTCCATGCCGACTATCGCGGCCAATGCCTATCCCATCATCTTCGGAAGCTGGCTTGGGTATCTGGTAGCGGATCGCGTGGGCATGAGCGTTGAGCGCGTAACGGACTCTACCCTAGTCGGCCAAAACCGCGTGGCTCTGTTTGCGCGTCGGCGTTTGGGCGGACAGGTAATTGAGCCGTGGCGTTTCGCGGCCCAGCAAATGTCAGTTTGATAGTTAGTTAGAACAAGTCTGAGGGGATGGTGACAAGCCATCCCCTCTCTCTGAAAAAGCAAGGAGAAAAGAAATGTTGGGAACAAATGCTTCTCATGTGAAATACATCAATGCCTTGTCGGGGCAGTACGTTGGGTCTGGCTCTACCAATGCCTCCAACTTCGCGGGCTTTGAGTGGGCTACGCTGATCCTCACCACCGGCTCTTTCAGCGGTGGATCGGTGACGCTCAATGTGGAACGGTCTGCGACCTCCGATGGTACTTTCAGCACATTTGGCGCTTCAACAGCTGCTATCGTCGGTGGTGCTACCACGAACTGCGGACACCTGTTTGTGCGCTCGTTCGCGCTGGATAGCTCGGCCATCTGGTACAAGTTGGCCTACAACACTGCTGGAACGGATGGCAAGAATCTCGCGGCCGTCTTTGAATTGAGTGCCGCACGGGTCAACCCTGTCGCAACCCAGGACGGCAATACCACGATCTACTCTGACGTGATTGCTGGCTAACGGAGGGTACAAAAAGTGACAACTTATAGTACCCGAATCATCCATGAGCAGGGCGGTAGCGTCCTGACGGTTGCCAGCGCCGGATCTCTAAACGTCAATGCGGGCGGCACTTTGGTTGTCACAGGAACGGTTGTGACGATTGCGAGTTCCGGGTCTCAAAGCATTGCGGCGGGTGGCGTTCTGTCTACCTCGGGAACCTTCAGAGTAGCATCGGCCTCGGCGCAGATTGGCGACGGTGCCTCGCTTATCATCAAGCCTGGCGCTACGACCAAACCCGGCGCTTTTGCAGTCCTGAACATAGGCCAAAACCAGATGTGGTATGCACCCGGTTCGGCAGGTTCGCCTACCTTTTCGGGTTCGCCCGGCGACATGCTTTGGATTGCCAACAGCGCCTCTACGACCTTCTGGTTCAATACTAGCGATGGAACAGCAGGTTCGGTTTGGCGACGGATGGCCGGCATCTTGTCCACTAGCGCAGCGCCTCCGGCTGGCCCGTAATATAGTTCTGGTTTCTAATCCCAGAACTGAGTTTGACAGTTTTTAGGCGACTACATCTAAAGTTCAACTTGGCGCGGGGTTGGGGTTTCACCCTGGCCTCGCGCCTTTGTTTTGAGTGACAATAAAATAAAAAGCGCCCAATTAAGGGCGCAGTCAAACCTGGATAGGAGGCAATTTTGTCATACGGCGACACATACTACGGTATCGTTACAAGCGGGTCTACGGCGACCTCTGCTGCTACGGCGCATTTGCTCTTCGGGGCCTATCAGGGATTGAGCACACTGGGGCAGAATGAGATCGTCAACATCCAGTTGATAGCGACGGCCAATGACGTTCGTGTTTGGAACAGCACCGTGACCAACAACACGGGCTTACGCTTGACGCAATCGGCCTCGGCTTTTGATCTGCCACCCATGCGCGCAGGGGAGGCCAGCGGGCTTCACATGGTCAGAGACGGTTCTGGCAATCCTACAGTGTTGTGGACTGTCTGGAGCCGGAATCCGGGGACGACAAAATGAGCTACGGGGACTCGTTTTTCCATGCGGTTATCAGCGGCTCTACAAGCGGGAGTGAGATACCCAATCTTCTGTTTGGGAGCTACCAGGGGTTGAGTGACTTGGGGCAGAATGAGGTGGTCAACATTCAGTTATGCACCACGACTGCCGAGGCCAGGGTGTGGGACACAACGACTACAAACAATACAGGGTTTCGTCTCAATCAGGCAGCTTCCATTATTGATCTGCCTCCTATGCGAGTCGGGGCGGCCAGCCTTATGAAGATCATGCGCGAGACGGCGACCAGCCCGACGGTGCTGTGGACGGTGTGGCGCAGAGTTTCGGGAGCTATGCAGTAGATGTGGATATTAGAAATGATACCGTCAACATACTCTCTAGAAGATGACTACAAGCTGCACGGGAGCATGGTTATATGAGTAACACTTTATATACCAAAGGCAGGGAAGGGTTTCTCGCTGGGGATTTAGATTTTGATGCCAACACAATCAAAATCACATTGGTCTCTACGGCGAGTTACACTGCCAATACCTCCAACGACACTTTCTATACCGTCATCCCCATCGGCGGGCGAGTCAAAGAGTCTGACACGAATGCACTCAGCACTAAGACCACTACGAGCGGCATTGCCGATGCGGGGGATGTGACGCTCTCAGCGGTAAGTGGCATCCCGTTCCATGCGATTGTGATTTGGCAAGACTCCGGGTCTCCCTCAACGTCCCGTTTGATTGCGTACATTGATACGGGAACTGGCTTACCAGCAAGCCCAAATTCTGGGGATATAACCGTCCAGTGGGCAGCTGGCACATCTAAAATTTTCTGTTTGTAGTTGCGTTGTTTCACAAAATGTGCCATACTCCCCAATAAGGAGAATGGCATATGGCAAAAAAGGGTTGCTCTAAGTGCGGGAATGAATTTGAAGCAAGAGGCAACAGATCAAAATACTGCTCTATCAAATGCCAATATGGAATTGGTGTTTGTAGAACATGCGGAAAAGAGTTCGTTAAGAAATCAAATACTACTGGAGATTACTGTTCTAGTAGATGTTGGTATAACTCTGAAGACTTCAAGGATGTTGAATACAAGAAATGTTCTCATTGTGGAGTAAGTAAGCCCCATACCGAATTCCCATATTCTGGTGGAAAGGGAGAACTTCATGGTTGGTGCAAAGATTGTCATAGTCAATCCTACGAGGAAAATCAGTCCAAGAAAAGGCAATCCGCCATAAAGTACGCAATAGGTGATTTCCCGGAGCGAATCAAGAAATATAGATTAGAGCAAGGAATGACACAACAGGAATTCGGTAAAAAAGTCGGAATTGGCGCTACCCAGATTAGACACTGGGAAAAGGGTACAAGTCTTCCGCATCCCAAGAAAGTAAAATTCATATTTGATCTATTTGGATGGGAAGTTCCAGACGAATTAAATGAAAGACAAGATTTTAGATTGCCACTTGGAATTGGAATATGCCCATATTGTGGAAACTCATTTCCAATCTATAGAACCAAAACGGTATTTTGTTCCAGGATTTGTAACAACAGATACCATAGCAGTGAGCGAAGTTCAACCTGGCGTGGCGGGAAATATGAGTCTGGGTGTGGCTATATCAAAGTCAAGATGCCAGACCATCCCAACTCAGATACCAGTGGCTATATCCCAGAGCATAGATTGATAATGGAGAGAATTTTGGGTAGACATTTACTTCTTGGCGAAAAGGTTCATCACAAGAACGGAATTCGTGATGATAATCGTCCAGAAAATCTTGAGTTGTGGACTACGGATCACAAAGACCCTCCAGGAGTGCGTGTTTCAGATAAGATAGCAGATGATATACTCTCTCAACCTGAAATTTCAGAATTGCCAGAAGAAATCAGAGGAAGAATAAAAGACGCATTGTATCGGGTTGCAAACAAACAGAGTTGACAATAAGCGTTAGGGTGATAGAATAATACACAACTGAATATTTTGCGCGACTTTGTTCGCCTTATGGATGTCTGCCAATGGCAGCTAATCTATGAGGCGTTGTTTTTTAACGAGGAACATTATGAGCGACACGCAAGACTATGCACAAATGACGTTGGCAGAGCTAAACAGCTTGTCGGCCAAACTCTATGATGACTACTACACCTTGAAAGACAAGATCAAGCGTGTGGACAGGTTACGCAACGCCAAGATGCAAGAGGAACAAGCACGCAGGGCATTGGAGGCGGCACAGTCGCAATTAGATGAGGCGCAGAAAGCGCAAGCGCCAGAGATCAAAATCGTTCCCGACTCTATTGAGTCAGATGAGGCCGTGCAGACTCAGATTCCCAAGTGGCGGGAATGGATAGCGAGGATATGCAAGAAGCAGGCTATAAAAAGTTAATTGAATTCCTATGTCTCAATTGAGTATCCTCGTACCAGCAGGTGGGGAGACATTTCTATCAAAGACAGTGGACGATCTCTTTACTAAAGCTGATGGCGAGATTGAAGTTGTCGTCGCATTAGATGGTGTGTGGCCTAATCCGACCCTAATGGATCGGCCCGGTCTTCGCATCATTCATTTTGGCGCACATCGGGGAATGCGGGCTTGTCTTAATGCCGCTGCTGCTGTGGCAACAGGCGAGTGGATAATGAAGCTTGATGCCCATTGTATGGTTGCTGAGGGCTTTGATGAGGTTCTTAAACGTGATTGCGCCGACAACTGGGTAATGATCCCACGTCGTTACAGTCTAGATGCGGAGAATTGGAAGATTGAGGAGAACGGTAGAGGGCCAAAAGATTATCACTATCTTAGTTGCCCAGAATGGAGTATCCGTGAACGTGATGATTACTCTATGCACGGGGTAGAGTGGAAAGAAAGAACACGGGAACGACACAACAAGCCAGAATATGATATTGACGAGACAATGAGTTGGCAAGGCAGTTGTTGGTTCATGTCTCGTAAACATTGGGACTGGTTGGGTGGACTATCAGAGTTTGGTTATGGCACATTTGCTCAAGAGCCACAAGAGATTGGAAACAAGACATGGCTAGGAGGGGGGAAATTGATGTGCAATAAGAAGACGTGGTACGCACATCTCCACAAAGGAAAGAGGTATGCTCATTTGTGGCGCATGTATCAAGTGGTTCAACAAGAGATTGCAACGGGTCACGAATGGTCTGCAAGATACTGGATGGGCAATCAGTGGAAAGAACGTGTGCATGATTTGGAATGGCTTATAGACCGTTTCTCGCCTGTTCCAACGTGGACACCCCATTGGAAAGAACTGTATGTCGAAAGTGTCAGTCGTCATCCCATCGCGCAATGAAGTATACGAGATCGCGCCGGGTGTAACCGTCCTTCAACGCATGGTTCAAGACCTCTACGAAAAAGCAACAGGAGAATTCGAGGTCATCGTTGCTTTTGACGGCCCCCCATATCAGCAGTTCCCAGATTATCCTAACCTGACACGTTTAGAGTTGCCCCAACTAGGTCTCAAGCCTTGCGTCAATGAGGCCGCACATATAGCAACAGGCAAGTACCTTTGCAAATTCGATTCACACTGTATGGTCAGTAAGAGTTTTGATGAGGTTCTTCAGGAACACATGGAAGACAATTGGCTTATCACGCCACGTTTCTATGTACTGGATGCGGAGGAGTGGAAGTGGCAGGATGAGCGGTTCTATGATTACTTTTTCTTGGATTGTCCACTGACCGATAGAGTGCAATATCGATTCAAGGCAGGGGGACATTGGCCACAACGCACTAAGGAGCGAATGCACATTGGCCCCCTAGATGAAACTATGGTGATGCACGGGTCTTGTTGGTTCTTATCCCGCGATTACTTTTTGAATTGTCTGGGTGGGATGTCATCTATCGGGTATGACTCGTTTGGCATGGAACCGGCTGAACTCTGCTTGAAAACTTGGTTGGGGCCATGGAATGGCAAAGTCTTTGTGCGTAAAGATGCTTGGTTTGCACATATGCACAAAGGTGGCCAACGACCTCGGGGTTATAACTTAAGCAAGGAACGCATTTGGAACTCCTACGCCTGGACAGCAAATTATTGGATGTCCAATAGTTGGCCAGAGCGTGCGCATGATTTGGAATGGCTAGTGGACAAATTCATGCCGATTCCAAGTTGGCCTAAAAATTGGAGTGAGTTGCAAGCGCAACATGAGGCTGAGCGACAAACAGAAACGATGTGATTATAGGCCACGGTGACATTGCCAGTGTATTGGTTGACAGACCTGACAGACTATTTTTTGCCTCAGGTGTCTCCAATAGTTCTGAGGTGCGAGAGTCTGAATACAGACGCGAAATTGATCTTCTAATGATGCAAGAACGAACAGCGCACCTTGTGTATTTCGGTTCTTTATGTATTTTCTATTCTGAAACTCGCTATGCCATGCACAAGCAACAAATGGAGTCAATGGTTAAGGCGTTGTTTGCACGCTATACCATTATTCGATTGGGCAATATAACTTGGGGAACAAACTTTCATACGCTCATCAATCACTTACGAGAAATGAAACGCAGAGGACAACCATTAGATATTCAGGATGTTTATCGGTACATCGTGGATGAGGAAGAGTTACGATATTGGTTGTCCCTCATCCCGGAATGGAGTTGTGAACTCAATATACCCGGACGCCGAATGAAGGTTGCGCAGATCGTCAAGGAATTTGTATGAAACTCTCTGCGAGATATGGCACGCATTTGTTGGCGCTCATGCGAGCAGTGTACAAAACAAGGGGTGATGTTCTGGAGTTAGGTATTGGGCCATTCAGCACACCGATTTTACATGAGATGTGCGTCTCGCGATGCTTGGTATCTATAGATAATAGCATGGAATTTTATGAATGGGCCAAGAAATACCAAACAGAATTTCACGAGATTGAATTTGTGAATAACTGGGACGAGGCTGATATTGAGAAGCAATGGGATGTTGTGCTAGTGGATCACTCACCGTCTGAAAGGCGCGTGACTGAGATTAAGAAATTATCGAGGCTTGCGCGGTATATCGTGGCCCATGATGCTAATGGTCGGTACGATGACTTTTATCATTACAGCACTATTTATCCGCTATTCAAATACAAGTATGTTTTCAGCGCCGTTGAGCCAAGCACAGTTATATTGAGCAACTTTGTTGACTTGGGAAGTTTTTGGAGCAGACGTGAACAAAGATGAAACGCTAGAGTTTATTAGAAACAAATTCAATCTGGACTTGTCTGCACGCACGCCTATTGAGTTCCGTTTGAGCCGTCACGGTGGACTAACTTCTCTCTTTTGTGAGTTGGGATATACAGCGGGGGCTGAAATTGGCGTTGAGCAAGGAAAATTCTCTGCGGAGATTTGTCGTGACAATCTCGGCGTCAAACTCTACTGCATTGACCCATGGCAAACATATACACGGTACATTGACGAAGTTAGCCAAGACAAATTAGACGGATACCATGCTGAGGCTATAGAACGCCTTGCACCCTATGATGTGACGATCATTCGTAAAACCAGCATGGAGGCCGTGAAAGATTTTGAGCCAAGCTCGCTCGACTTCGTGTTTATAGACGGCAACCACGACTTTCGCTATGTAGTCAATGACATTATCTATTGGGCGGATGTCGTGCGAATAGGGGGGATCGTTGCGGGCCATGATTACAAAAACGAGAACAAGAATCGTCGCATTCCGTTCCACGTCGTGCAGGCCATAAATGCCTACACGGATTCATATCACATCCGACCCTGGTTTGTGATAAGAGGCGACAAGGCTTCTAGTTGGATGTGGGTAAAGATATAAAATGGTCAAGCACAATCCAATCCATACCGAGCAAGTCCCCATCACTGATGATCCACTTGTGCCAAGAACCACTTGGCTTATGGAGCATCAACAAACCGTCTCTAAGCGTTCCGTAACATTGTGTATCTCCCCATTCGAGTTTAGTGATGCACTTGCCCTCATTGATGATGGACGACAACGCTTGCGGGAAACCTGTGGTCTTGGGCGGCACAGGTGATTGTGAGGCTGTGGAAGGTGTTGTTATGTCTGTCATGGCGGAAAGTGTAGCGCAAAGCATGTTACCTGTCAATCTTGTATCTCTTCCAGCCTGTTGTCTTGACTTAGATATTTTGTTAGAAGACATTATCTTCCCAGAGCGGATGGATAGCGATGGGAGGGAATTTTTTTCCGCACACGAGTTGGATTCCGTGACACTCCGTAAGCTGAGAAAAGGAGCGATCAATCTGGGTGGTGGAATGGTGAAGATAAAACATCGTTGCGCACAATTGTTGGATGACGGGAGATGTGGAATATACGAGACTCGCCCAAAGATTTGCCGTGATTTTGATTGTACTACACGGCACGATTGTGCCTGTCAGGGCAGGGGGAAACTCCCATGACAGAATTAAGCATTCTCATACCAGCACGCAATGAGCAATTCCTTAAACGGACGATTGAGGACATTTTGGCGCACACCAAAGAGGATACTGAAATTATTGCTGTATTGGATGGGGTGTGGGCCGAACCCGCTATCCCAGACCATCCACGGGTGACACTTATCTATCATCCCCAGAGTATTGGTCAACGTGCAGCAACTAACGAAGCGGCACGTGTCTCAACCGCTAAGTACATAATGAAATGTGATGCCCATTGTAGCTTTGATGATGCGTTTGACATGAAACTTATAGATGCCTATGAATCTGGAGAACTTGGGTCAGATGTTACGACAGTGCCGAGAATGTTCAACTTGCACGCTTTTGACTGGGTATGTGAGTGCGGTGAGCGAACGTATCAAGGGCCACATCCCGGAGTGTGTTCAAAGTGTGGTGGTCAACAGTCTGAAATGGATATTCTATGGCGTGCTAAACCATCGCCTACAACTGATGCTATGCGTTTTGACCACGAACTCCACTTCCAGTATTTCGGGGAGTTTAAGAAGAGGCCAGAGGGAAGGGGCGATATTACTGAGACGATGAGTCTATTGGGTGCATGTTGGATGATGCGCCGTGAACGCTTTTGGGAACTTGGGGGAATGGACGAGGCGCATGGGAGTTGGGGACAGATGGGAACGGAGATTGCATGTAAATCCTGGCTCTCTGGTGGGCAACTAGTATGCAATAAGCGCACATGGTTTGCGCATCTGTTTCGCACGCAACCTGGGTTTGGATTTCCATATCCTAATCCCGGCATAGAAAGAGCCAGAGAACGGTCAAGGTATCTGTGGTTTGGAAATAACTGGTCTGGGCAAGTACGCCCGTTGTCTTGGCTCATTGAGAAATTTGCGCCACTTCCGGGTTGGCATGATCCCATCGGCGCTGAGGCATTGGCTAGAGTCAATGCGGGTAGTAAAACTTTCAATCCCAAACATCGTTCTACGAATAACGTTGTATCTATACCTAGTGTCTCCAGGTCAATTGATAAACTCACCCCAACCAAAGGGTTTGTATTCTACACTGATAATCGCTTGGATGAATACATTGCGCGGACTGTACGCCATCAACTAACTGCTTGTTGCAATGGATATGACTTGGTAAGTGTATCGCTCAAGCCTCTTGATTTCGGGCGCAACATTACTCTTCAAGCTGAGCGCGGGCCACTCACGATGTTTCGTCAAATCCTAGCCGGATTGGAGGCAAGCACAGCGGATGTAGTATTTTTAGTTGAACATGATGTTCTATACCACCCATCCCATTTCAATTTTATTCCAAAACACCCAAGTATATTCTATTACAACAGAAATAACTGGAAAGTTGATTCCATTACTGGTCGCGCCCTGTTTTTTATATGTGACCAGACGCTTGGTTTGTGCGCTTACCGCTCCTTGCTTCTGGAGCACTATCGCGCACGTGTGGAACGCGTTAAGCGCGAAGGTCATTTTGATCGTTCAATTGGTTTTGAGCCCGGTACACATCACAGGCCACGCGGCATTGATGATCATCATGCAGAGAGTTGGATGTCAGAGGTTCCCAACATAGATATTCGACACGGTGGGAACTTAACGCGGAGCCGTTGGCGACAAGACCAGTTCCGCAATCAGAAGTACTGCCAAGGTTGG